AGGTTTGGTAACCTACATAATAAATGTGTAAATTATAGTCTTCGGGTAGACCATTTACCATTTTAATATCTAAAACAGTTCTGTTAGATTGTAACTGACTAAAATCCAAGCTTCCCGATGGTTCTACGTTTACCGGATTCATCGAGAATGCAAACGTGTATATATTTCTTAAAGGCCTTGATAACCGAGACAATAATGGTATGGTATATTTATAATATTTATGATCGCTATCTTGAAACCCCGGAATATCTTCTCCATTTACAAAAATTTTAGCACTTGTCATGGGAGGATTATAAAATTCGTTAGTAATTGAATACGTACTTTGTGTAGATAAATTATACCTATTGTGAAAGTAGTATTTATTATTATCAGTTGAATTAGTGAAACCTGGTCCCCTTGATATAGATTCGTTTTCGAATAAAGTTTTTCTAAAAAACCAGTTAATCGATTTAACCGGTATTTTAGGTACAAGTTCTATTTTTGTATTAGAAACACCCGAATTTATAAGGAGAGAAGGATGTTTCTGTACTATATCTGTAATAAAAGTTTGTTTTTCATTTTTCAAATACATACGTTCTGCATTTTCAATTGTTATTTCCTCTGTAACAATGTTAAAACTACTCAGCGATAAAGTAGAAGTATCGTCGGTAAAGAAATTTTGTGGGAAAAACTCAATATCAAATTGTATTTTTTGTTTATGTATAGCACACGTCGGAAAATAGGGTCTATTTGGTTTATTAGTTTCATATTCATCATTTTCGTATTTTCTTGAAAAGAATAACGGTATTGGAATAAAAACTTTTGAATTTCGTATCGCCAAACTCTTATTCGATATAGCCGTATCCTGTGCTAAATTTCTGTTGATAGTGTATCTTAAAGTTCTTTTTTCTGATTCGTCTAAATAAAGTTCATCATGAATTATACCCCAATCTGCATGAAACTTTTCTATAACGAGTTCATCTATACGCATAGTTACAGACTTTATAACATGTCTACCAATTTGGTCAGAAAAGTTAAAATTAGAATTAGAAACCGCTGGTAAATCAAACGAAATATACATATTTGATAACAGATCACCCATATTTCTCGGGTTAAGTGTTACGCTAACATTTTGATTAAATGGCCAATTTGACGAAGCATTGGATGGTTTATTAACAACAGTACTTTTATGAAATTTTGTAAAATTAGAATGTCTTTTACTTTTATTTGTAAAAAAAGATTTAGTCTGATCATTTTCTATCAAATACGTATCCTGTTTACCTATCGCATTCAGTGATATTATAGACCCTGTATTTGGACCACTGGTATCGCACATACTACTTATTATATATAATTTTTTAAATGGAGTTATACACGATCATTTGTCTATTTTTAAAATTTTTGGAAACATATCTGTACAAATTTTGATACCAAAATAAAATATCTTTTGTTGATAACGATAAAGAATTAGCTGTTATATTTTTAGTTTTACCTATCTCTCTTAAAAGTAATTGTCTTTTACTTGGTTTTTTAAGGGTTGTAAAACAAAAAAAACATACACGTTTCAATACATTTCCGTAAAACTTATAATACGTTTCATTGTTGTATAACCAGATTGGGTTAATACGTCTATATTTCCTAATAAGTTCACGAACCTCATAATTATTCGATTTAATATAAGGATTCAAAGGTGCGTTACAATTGAAACAAAATCCTTTACAATTAATGTACATAAAAGAAAAACAAATTATTCTTTTATGTACTATAATGAAATTAGACAACCTGATGGAACTCGTTGTATAGGTATAAATTATGACGAAGAAAGACCATCTGTATTAGAAGTGTTACCTAACCCCGAACTCGAAATTCAACAACGACGACGACAACCCGATTATCAATTATTCGAACCAAAAATTGTACATTGGTTAAATTTGTTTATTATTTTAGTTAGTGCATATTATTCACTCGTATATGATAATATGATATCTATATCTAATTGTATTGCATGTGTATTACCATTACATAGTGTTCAAAATAACAGTCTGTACGGTATTATTGTGTACACTGTATATGTTATGTTTGCTATGCTGTTAACAACATTTTTGGGTATATATGAATATTTATGGTATTATGTTATTTGTAATTCTATAATTATATGTATTTTTACAACCTCAGTTTCGAAATATATAATATATATTAGGAATCAAACCCAAACCCGACGTGAAAATGAACATGTTATATGAACAAAAAGATTTAGATATTGCCCGAGGTTTATACAAAAACCAAGAAGAAAAGTGTGAACGTTTTGTGAGAAGTATTCATAAACTTAGAGAGTCTCGTAAAAAGTATGACGATAAGAGAGAAAAGAGTAAAATAAAATTTTTAGAAGTGGTCCCGGAAAATATAATTCACAATAGAACAAAAACTATTATATGTTCCGCGATAACAATGAGTGGAAAACGATGTAACTTTAAAGCATCTTGTGGACAATATTGTAAAAAACATTCTTCTAAAAAATAAATATATTGTAATAGTAAATGTTAGACCAGGAAACCCTCAGACCTGTTATAATAGGAATGGCTCTTTACCTCGCCATTTCTCAAATCGTACCAGAAATTTTAAAAAAACCAACTAATATTAAATTTATAGATGATATTGTCGCCATGCTTATAGCCCAAAGGGGATCACTCACTTCCGGGGCTATATTGACCGGTATGATTATTCTTGTTACCAATTACATTAACGACGAATTCTTGTAATACATTTTCTTTACAAGTCAGCATACGAGTTTTCGGATGGTCCATATACCTTAATTTCTTGTTATATGCATCCTCCATAAATTTTATTAGCTGGTCTACATTGGGTTTGCCCCATTCCATGCCAGCTTTGTATAAAAAATCATCTTTAGGTAATTTTTGGAGTTCGCAGTTTATCGTATAAGGTGTTTCTATATATTCTGACGCACCTCCATAGTCTGTTATAATAACTGGTTTATTTCTTACCGCCGCTTCGACTGCACCCATACCCACACCTTCCGATGATGAAAAACTTATATAACAATCGGATTTATTGTGTATATCTTCCATATATTCATCTGGTAAAAGATCATTAATAATAGTAACATTTGGTATATTGACTTTAAACGGGTGTTTACACGTTGCTTTAACAATTAATCGAGCATCAGGTTTATTTAATCGTATAAAACATTCTAATATTTTATTAAAATTCTTACGTGGATCGTATACATTACCTATATGATAAAATGTATAAGGTCTCTTATCAGGTATATGTGCATGCAATATATAAAAATGTTTAGACGGGAACTGTCGTTTAAATACTTTTTTGCAATATTCACTTGGTACGGCAATTTTATCAAATAAATCAAAAAGCTTACCATAATCTTCATGAACCGTCTCGGTTTCGCAGACGGTCATACACGTAACATTTTTTATTTTTCTTTTAATTTCGGGTATTTTATCCAACCAATATTTTACAGGAAGTGCAAATATAAAAGCACTATCGGATTCGGGTATATCTTCATGTATCTGAATATATTTAGTATATCCAACTTCAGGAAAGATATCCATATATTTTTTACAATGTTGTCCAATTCCACTCAGGAGAGTTGGACCGATGAATAACATTTACTATAAAGATAATATTTCTTTTATATATATTACGCAATGGATTTCATTAGAAGCCAAATCGACTCTGAATCTCAAAGACCAAAGGTTCGACCAGAAGCTGTTTATGGTATACTTAAACAACTCGTTGATCTCATCGAACCACAAGCACCAGCACCAGTCGTTAAACCAGCACCAGTCGCTAAACCAGCGCCAGTCGCTAAACCAGCGCCAGTAGCAACACCAGCGCCAGTAGCAACACCAGCGCCAGCGCCAACTTCAGTAGCAAAGAAAATTGTTTCACCAGCTAAAAAATCTCCAGCTAAAAAAGCTCCAGCTAAAAAAACTCCAGTTAAAAAAACTGAATAAATTTAAAACCTTTGTTGCATAGACATTGGTACCTGCATAGATGTAGGTACATTTTTACGTTTTAATAGATAAAATCCGCTTCCAAATAATAGAATTACTGTAAGAAGGTAATAAAGTGGATATTTTTTCTTTTTTTCTATTTCCATTTTATCAATATCCTCCTTATCTGGAAGTTTTTTAACGTTTACGTTAAGATCATCTATCTTCCCGATAAGTTTATGTAAAGCCTCAAGAATTTGAACTTCTTTGTTTATAGGTTTTTCTTTTACGTCTATTGTTGTAACTTCGAGAACCATGTACCATTCTGCATCCGGTTGTAATGTAACATAATCCGTATCTTCTTGAAATTCATATAACTTAAAATGAAGTTTTTGTATAGATATCGGGTTAAATAAGTTTGTTT